AGGCAAACCATTCCGTCGCGAGGTACCAGATAGGCCAATTTGCTCGCCGGATTAAGCGTGATGCCAATGGCGGCTACGTTGATAATGGTGTTCTGCGCGCTGACCGGATTTGCGATAGCCGTTTTAGCCAGATAGTCATTTTTCTGCAGTAGCTGAATAGCAAACTGGCTTTCCTTAGCCCAGGTGACCGACTGGTCAGTTACGGCGCCAACAAACAGCGGCTCCTGCTGCTTTACGAATTCGACGATACTGAATGACATCACGCCACCTCCTGATATGAATGCTTGCCTTTGAATATCTCCACCGCGTACTCCCATTTGGCTGCACGGGTGACGTAATCCCATACGAATTGATGAGCCAGCTCCTGAGAGAAAGAATCCTCCTGACTAAGAGATATGATTGGATAATCAAAGTGGCGGGGCAGGTAGTCGCACATAGCGTTCTCTACCGGGTTAACGCGCATCGGCTCTACCATCGCTTTTACCTGCTCATATATGAGCTCGTTATCGGCCTCTGACATCCTGTCGATAATCTTCTCTATTTCCATTTTGTCCGAGATGGTTAGTTTGATGTTCATCGATAGCACCCCTTTATAAGACTGTGAGCAGCAGCCCACATAACCTGGTCATTTGTCGCAAGAGCCATTCGAGCCATGCGACGAGCGGTGATGATTATTTGTTTCATGGCTTTCCCTTCTCATTGAGAGTCTTGATAAACCAGCGTCCGATGCGGCGCAGGCGTTCAGTTAAACGGGAAAGCTGAGACGTGTGAGGCCAGAAGCTACCCATTGGGATAGCCCCGGCAAATGCGTGTTGCATAGGTAGCTCCAGGTGAATGATTTGATTGGTTTGCATAACGGAGCGTCATTGAGTAATGGCGCTTTGGTATGGGGCATAAAAAAGCCCTCACAGGGAGGGCAAAAGGTCTCATGGATGATGTGAGTAACATCGTCGAAGCCACTGAGGTAATGGCTTCTGCGGTATTACTCTATTCCGGCAAGCTTTATCAGTCTGGTGAGCGTTCCATCTCCTCAACTGTTCAGCATTCAATAAAAAGGCCGCCATGTGGCAGCCTGTTATTTGTTATCGATAAATTTTATCCATTCGATATTTGCAATTCTTTCAATGCTGCCATCAGCAAGTTCAACAATGGCTACCGAATAGTTTCCCGTGCCATTTTCAAATTCTTCAAAATTACATCCCCATGTATGAAAGTTTGCTTCATATGGCTCACCGTCAGCGATGCGCCCTACGCCAGTCTCCCATTTTGTTTTTGACACCAGAACCTTTCTCATCTCTCACTCCTGCGGCAGCGCCGCTGTTAAAGGCCGACATCCTTGTCGATGTTTTTACTCTTCACCGCCGATAGCCTCATAGAGTCGCTGTGCTTCAGATTCTCCGTCTTCTGCACGCTCTGCACAGAAGTCGATAAAGCTGCTCCAGCTCTGCCCAATAAAATCAGCGATGATATTTAGGTCGAACTCGTCTACTTGTTTCATGAATTCCTCACTTAATGATATGAGTCGCATCTTTGCGGCAGCGCCGCTGTTAAAAAAAGGCCGCCTAAGCGACCTTTATGATGTGAGTGCCGGGATATTTAGCCACGCCCGGCGCGTGATTTCCCTGCTTTCCACAGTCAAAGGAAACTGATATGTTTCTGAGTCCACAGTCATTCGAAAAGGATGGTTTATGTCAGAGAGTATCCGTGCTCAGTTTTCTTGCCCTGATTGCGGCAGCGAGTCTTTCGTATTTCGTCCCAAACCACACACTATGAACAATATCAAGGCCTGTGCCGGTTGCGGGAGAGTTATTACACAGGACGATATCCTCGAGCACAGCAGGAAGACTGCGCAGAATCATCTCAACGATATAGTCAGGAAAGCATTCAAGCGATGAATTAAGTAACTGCCGTAAATCATTAATCTGATTTCTTAATTTTAGTAGTATCGAAGCTAACCGATACTACTAATTTACCTATACTCTCCATGACAATCTCACCTCATATAAGTGGAATGCAGCACCCGCGCATTTTCTGCCTGGCGTTAGTAAGCTGGCCGTAAGGGGTCTTCACCTTCCGGTACTCAGGATTATCCCGAGTAACAAACTCAACCTCTTTCACTTCGCGAACACTCGGACTCGCTACTGCTTTAAGTACTCGATTGCTGCAACCAGAAGCGATTACAGAGGCTTTACGGGCTGACTTAACCCTTTGCTGGGCCTTCATGCGTTTGTCGGCCAGAGAGAGGGTTTTGACGCCGAATGCTGCATCTATAACCCCCTCCAGATTGTCACGCTCAATCGCTGCTGCACGACGACGAGCATGACGACGACTCTTTGCTGTCTCTTTTACTGATTTACCGAAAGTGATAGTTGTCATGTTGCCTCCTGAAATGGTTTTGGTGGTGAGTTGAGCGTTGCCCTGGTGTTGGCGTTACTGCTGGCCCAACTCACCCCAAACCCATCTCGTTTGGTTATTCCGCGCCTTGTCAGCGCTGCCAGTTGTTAAAGAGCATTCAGCTTTCTGCGGTGGGCTGCGTTGTGCTGATGAGGTAAAGAATACTACTGGTATTCATTTATGTAAATACTCTGGGTATTTATTTTCTGTCGCTTTGTTGGAAACAAATGAATATTAAGGGTATTTATTTTTTTTACTCTAAAAATTAGCGCATTTGGTGTGCGGATTCGTACGCAGGAGTATCGAAAAAGTGCAAGGGAAGGGATTTAGTGCAGGTGGTGGGTGAGAGTTGCGTAGAGAACTGGGGCTTGAACCAACCCAGGCGAAATGTAGTTATCCTTCGCATGTTTCATCGCAAACAAAACTGAGTGATGGCGGTGAGATGATACTGATGAAAGGTAATCTGATTGATGTACCGGCAAATAGCTGGATCGATATTCGCCTGGATAGGGCAGCACGGACAGGCAGCGAGTAGCTTTAATTCGAAGTGGCAAAATGTAATTTATTAAAAAAAACCCGCTCATGGTGAGCTGAGCGGGTGAAATGAATGCCAATTCATTACGCCACATCAGGATTGGGTATATGTAACTCCAGATGTAGACAAAGTAAAGGTAGCTGCTAACTATGGAACTGACAATTTTTTTAATGAATCGATTTTGAGATTTAACAAGCGTTATCGGCCAGCAGGCACAAAAAACCCGGCGCGGTGGCCGGGTAGAGGGAGATTAATCACTCATATTCAATGATGCCTAGGCTTAGGTAATTCGGGTCTTTTTACTGCTTCAACGATTCTTAATGCTTCAACAGCTGAAAGGGCGCCATCCGCAGATTTTTTGGCAAGGTAATCACCTAGCCGATTTGGAATATAATCACTTTGCATCCATCTTCTAAACACACCTAACGCATCATCTGGATAAATCCATGCTTCGATGGGCCCTGCTCTGTGCTGTGGGAACCAATCAGGATAAACATGAGGAGATTTTGTACGAGCGCCAAATCTCTCATCAAGGCCATTAGCGACCCAGTATTTAGACCACATGGTACCAACGCTGATGTCTGGAATGGCAGAAGGACCAAAGTCAAAATTACCTTTAACCATTTTAAGGGACAAATCAGCCATTTCTCTGAACACTGAAAAATAGCCAAATGGAACTTGATCATTCATCAGAAGCCTCTCGTGGAAGCACTCTAAGGCACCACGCTGAGGGTTATCAGGGTCAATGCCAACGCTCAGATAAATGAATCTGCGCAATTGGGATCCGGCCAGTTTTCTGAAATTATCTAATGCTATTTCTCTACTGCCTTGAGATGCTTCAAAAGCATAATACTCAAGAATCGCCATACATACGCTATCTGGGAAAGCGTTTGTTTCTGTGCCTTGAATTATAGTTCTATGAAACAACCGATTGAGATTTAGACCCTGATCTTTAAGCTTCTGGTCAATAAATAAACCTCTTGGCTTTGTTCTTTCTTCGTTCCAGTTTGCTGTCATTCTTAGCAGCGCAGTATGGTCTACGCCACATAATCGAGAGAGACCTCTCAGCGTAAGGAATGGTGAGCCATCGTTCATTACGCCCATCTGGATACCATCAATGTCAGCTTCTTTTATAGGATAGAGCTGCATTTCTAACTGGTGACCAGACAACATCAAAGGTAAGTTATCCATATGAAATTTAGACCATTTGTGTTGGTGATCAATTCACCTCTTCCCTAGAAAAAATTCGTGATCTGATCTTATGCCAAATTCACACTATGTGTATCACTTCGGTAAATGCCGCAATGTATTTACCCGAACGTCTCTTTCTGCCATTACTCGCCAGCAATACGCTGCTTCATCTCACGCTTATGCTTATGGTAATCCTCTCCACATTCAGCAGAGCAGAACGCTGTATCAGCAACTACCGGCTCATCTTCGCACCAGATGCACTTGCCATCTCTGCTCACTAATCGGGGAACGCGTGCTGACATAGAAGCGGACAAATGTGCTTCCTCGCGTGCTTGTGCTAAATCTGCATCATCCATAATTCACCTGTAAACTTTCTAACTGAACGTCTCTTCCGGCCACTGGACTAAACCAGTCGCATCTTAGTTTCCACGGCCACACCGATTATTTTGCAGTTGCCGTTAATTGGCACCATAGGCCATTGTGGATTGAGCCCCTTGAGGTACTTCTGTCCGCCGTCGATAATCAATCGCTTGAAGGTGGCCTCGTTTGAGTCTGAAAGCTTGGCTATTACCAAGCTGTTGTTGATCGCATCTCTGCCGGTATCAAAAAGCACAAACGCACCTTCGGGGATACTCAAACCAGCTGGCGCTGTCATTGAATCCCCTTCAACTTCAAGCCAAAACGCATCACCTTGTATGTGAGCATCTGATTCTAGCCAAAGATCGATGTCCTTAAGAGTATAAGCTTCACAGGCCTCAGCCCACGCGCCAGCTTGCACCTTGCTTATCACCGGGTATTTCACGCCTAGAGTGTACGGTCGGAATCCGCTGACATTTGCATCTACAGTTGATGCATATCTGCTTACTTCTCTCGCAAGTGAGGGGCTGATATCTGATGCTTGTACTTGGAGGATTCGAGCGAAAGCAGTAACCATAGGGACATTTAGCGCAATTCTGCCATTCATGTAGTGTCCCACGGCACCCTGAGATATGCCGATATCATCTGCGATCGTATATTGGGTAACGTTTAACTGCTTTTTCTTAGACTCATACAGAGCTTTTAGACGCTTTGCGTCTTCAAGCTGTTCTGTCGTCAATATCTTCTTGTTCTGCATTTCTCAATTCTAATACCAACAGTAATTGATAATGAAATACCCTGGATATTTACTTTAATGAATACCTGTAGTATTCTTTTTTGTATAAATCCCAAGGAGTGATTTTATGAATCGAATGACTTTAGAGGATTACGCAAAGATTCACGGCCAGGCTAAGGCCGCTAAGGATTTCGGCGTGATCCAATGCGCGATTAGTAAAGCCATCCGGACAGGTCGCAACATCTTTGTGACTGTCGGTAAGGACGGCTCAGTTAGAGGGGAGGAGCTCAAGCCCTTCCCAAGTACCAAGAAGTAAGCACCACCGCTCTTTACACAATCTAGCTCGCCGACAACGCGGGGAAAATCAAATGTGACACTCCACGGTGCACACACGTAACTAACTATTCATTAAGGACAAGTATTCATTATGGAGCACGCAAACAAACGCAATGAGGCGCTACGCATTGAGAGCGCATTACTCAACAAAATCTCCTTGCTGGGTACAGAGCGCACCGCTAAGGCCGTTGGCGTCGATAAGGCGCAGATAAGCCGGTGGAAACGCGACTGGGTGCCGAAGATATCGATGTTGTTGGCTGTTCTGGAATACGGAGTGGTCGATGAGGATATGGCGCATTTAGCGCGGCAGGTTGCATCAATTCTGACAAAGAAAAAGCCCTCAACTGCGGGAACAGTCGAAGGCTATCAAACAACACTCAATTTCTGAGGTAATTATACATGCAATTATCGACAGCAGTAAACACTACGATGACCAGCCGTGAGATTGCCGAACTGACAGGCAAGGAGCACAAGAATGTGAAGCGCGACATTGAAAACATGCTTGCCGACCTGAAAGAAGATGCGCTCACTTTTGAGCGTATCTATCTGGACAGCATGAACCGCCAGCAGAATGAGTACGTACTTGACCGTGAGCACACCGAATGCCTGGTCACTGGTTACAACGCTATGCTGCGAATGAAGATCATCAAACGCCTGCATGAGCTGGAAGGCAACCAGCATCCTGCTTTACCTCAAACACTCCCTGAAGCACTCAGGCTTGCCGCTGACCTCGCCGAAGAAAAGCAGAAGCTGGAAAATCAGTTAGCCATTGCCGCACCGAAGATTCAGTTTGTCGATAGCTATGTCAACGCTACCGGATCACTCGGCTTTCGCGAGACTTGTAAGCTTCTTCACGTCAAAGAGAACGCTTTCCGCAAGTTCCTGCTTGACCACGAAATCATGTATCTGCTGGCAGGGAAGCTAACCCCCTACGCTCAGCACATCGATGCAGGCAGATTCACCATTAAAACAGGTGAGAACCAGAATAATGGTCACGCTTTCACACAGAACAAATTCACGCCAAAAGGCATCCAGTGGGTGGCGGGCCTGTGGGCTGCTCAGCAAGTTCAGGAGCGGGCAGCATGAGTACAGCAAGAATTTACGATCTCTATGCCGAAAGGCAACTCAGGAGCAACAGGATGGAGAACCAGAAGAATGGTTACATCCCGTTGTACCGGAGCGTCAAGAAGCAGTCATGGGCGAAGGATGTTTTTCTCAGAACGCTGTGGGAAAACATCCTACTTGATGCCGCCAGAAAGCCATATACGGCTAATTTCAAAGGCCATGCATGGCAACTGGAAACCGGGCAACTGGTAACAACCTCAGCAGATTTAGGGCTCGCTCTCTGTGACCGAAATGGTGACCCAACAAGCCGCCATGCGGTCGAGAGAATGCTCATTTTTTTCGAGAAGGAGGGGATGATTTCCGTTCATGCAGAGCGGCGAAAAGGCACGGTGATTACCGTGATAAATTATACCGAATATGCTGAAAAAATGAGCGATACCCCCGCGCATAACACCGCGCATATGTCCGAGCATAACAAACCCAGCAATACCAAGGCCTCAGACACTAACACCGCGCATAACACCGCGCATAAAGACGCGCATCATGAACAAGAAGGTAATAACAATAATAAAAACATACCCCCTAAATCCCCCAAGGTGGTATCGAATGGGTTTGACCCTCTATCGGTAGATATTCCTGAGTGGCTCGATAGCAACGCCTGGTCTGAATGGGTTCAGTACCGGAGCCAGTCCCGTAAGCCAATCAAAACAGCGATCACTGTCACCAAGGCCTTCAACCTCCTGAAAGAATGTTTCGACGAAGGCCACAACCCAGCTGAAGTAATTAACACAAGCATTGCCAACGGTTACCAGGGCCTATTCAAGCCAAAGTTTCCGCCCCGTAAGACGCCAACTGTCGAACAAACCCCGCACTGGAACAGCCGTGAAGGCTGGGAGGATTTCATATGAGCATGCAACTGGTAGACGCGATTAACAATCGTGACGGCGCGGCCATGGCCCGTATGGCTGGCGGTCGGTATGAGCCGGAGAGGGTTATAAACAGCGAGGCAGAAACGCTGGTAGACGCGCTTTTCAAACAGCTGAAACAGATATTTCCAGCCTCCGTCAGCACCAGCCTAAA